CAGTGGTGGAAAGGTATATAAATCGACGGATTATGGCGCTAATTGGGCTACTATTCCAGACGCTATACTTAACATCAATTCTTTATGGAGAAATGTATCCATTTCTGGTACGGGAAAGTATATGTCCCTTTTGCAAGACAATGGTTTCATTTATTATTCCGTTGATTTTGGCGTCACGTGGGCGAAAAATACGGACCCTGCATTAGTCAATCGCCAATGGCGTTGTGTTTCCGTTTCTACAAACGGTCATTATCAAGCCGCCGTGGAATTTAATGGCTACATTTATGTATCAAATTTACTATAAATATAATAAAGTATTATTATATATATGCCTTATAAGATTCGCAAAGTACGCAACAAATCGTGTTACAAAGTTTACAAACCTAAAACGCGCAAAGTGTTTGCGAAATGCAGCACGCTTGAAAATGCACACAAACAAGTCCGTCTATTAACTGCGATTGAAAATAATAAATATTTCCGGGCAAAAGTCCGTACAAACCGTACTCGTAAATTACGCACCTAAGAGTTTATTGGTTATTTGTGTAGATGAATAAAATAATGATATATATTATAATGAAAACGTATAAAACAAACAAACCAGGTAAGAAATCTTTAACAAAAAAAGGGCGTAAAACAAAACGTATTCAACGTAAAGGAAATAAAATGGGGAAAAAAAAGGGCGGTATTGGTATTCGCAGTTGGAATAGTTCGTGGAAATTAGGCCGTGAACGACACTATACAGCTATGTTGACCTCTTTTAAAGACAATGTTTATAATTGGCAACCGAATACATCTAAAACTGAAATATATGTGGGCGATACGTACGACCACGATTGCATGAACCCAACACTTTATGTAAATGAAGTAAACGGTACTCTTAATGATTTTAAACAAATTGTAAATAATTTTGATAGGTTTAACCATTATTATAATATAGCAAAGGCAAAATTAGGACACCAGCCAATCCCGGTCAATGATGAACCATTTACTATTAATGCGCCTAATAATATACAGGGTGTATGTGACAGCAATAAACGAAGTCTTGACGATGCGTCAAACAAAATAGAAAATATACAAGCATTAGCAAATATAATACGAGTAATGATAACTATTAAGCAGTCTCTTTATATAGACAAGAAACCGCCAACTATATCCCAACTCCAAACAGAAGCAATAAAACTACTACACAAAACAGGAGGCGTATTACCTGCTGATTTTGTTGCCAAAAAGTATGGGTTGGATCATTACAGTCCTACCGAAGAAACATCCAAACCTTCCACAGAAACATCTAACACTGATGCTGTGAATTCGTGCGATAATAACCCATTTATACAAAAAAGATTTTTGGGTACTGGTTATAAATGGACCGTATCGATACCTAATACAAATGATAGGAAAGCTATTGAAAATTTGCGAGCAGTTGCAAAATATTTAAGTAATGATAAGAAGGGATACGAAGACGAATATAAGTTGTTTAATAGTGTTGTTATGAAGGCAGACAGTTATCTATCCGCACAATATAAATTATCCGAAAATTCTATTTTTAAAGCATATAATGCGGGTTGGAACTGCGTGAAACCCGAATAATTAATCTTCTCGAAAACAGTCACATTTATCATATACTACAAACCCGGCAACAATATATCGTATTCCATTTGTCACTTTTATTCCTGCGTGTTCTTGCTGTCCACAAAATACTAGACAGTCCCCTTTTTTTAACTTTACGGTTTCACCATTGTCTTTGAAATATGTTCCTCCGCCTTCATAATTATCATTCAATGCCAATACAAAACTAAACTCATTACCATCAGTATGCACCTCCAAACTATCTTGTTTTGTTGGGTCATTTCCATCGTATTTTGACAAAAACAATTCTTCAATACTCAATAAATTTATATTTACATCATAAAGTTCTCTATATTTCTCAAAAACAATCTTAAATACCCGTTGTTCTAACCATTTATAACACGGCCATTCTGTTGTCATTTGATTATCCGTGGTTGGATAATGTTCGTGACGCTGTGTTGTCCATTTATGGACGTTTCCATAACTTATACCTGTACGTATTATTTCGTCACATTCTTCGTCAGTTAATAGGTTCTCAATAATTGCAGTTTGTCTATATTTGGGAGTTACTTTGTAAATCTGTGTACATTCTTCAATATCCGGATGTTGTTCAGGTTCTCCATTTTCCTGAAAATAATAATAATAATAAATATACATAACTATTATTGTTATACTAATTAATATAACATCCACCATTCTAAAATTACCTGTTATTTTATTTGTATGTGGAGAACTTAAATATAATTCTCTATATTTATACAGATGCTGGTTCCACGAACTCGTGTTCAAGACATTGAGTTAAGAGGTAAAAATAGGATTGTTTCTGATTATAATGGCAGTCCCGTCAAACTTGTAAATGCCCAAATATGGTACACCAATGATGGAAAATATGTAGAACCTGTGGATTACGATGAAAACAATGTTCGACAGCAGGATTCGTGCTGTTTTAGTCTGTTTGATATATTCAACCACACCGACACATTTTTATAACAAAACGGCAAAATTGATTATTTAATGGTGTATACAGATAATTATAAATTTAATAATTCATTCATAATGAGCTCCTCCCAAGTTAATATGTGTTACAAGTGTGATGCGGTTCCCGGTACAGAAGAATGCATCAGAACAGGGCGCGCATTATGTGATCAGTGCAATCCATCATCTTATTATAATATGTTAATCAACCTCAAAAATACGATTGACCGAGGTGTAATAAACACAGGAATGTTTCCAAAAATTAAGAGTAATTATGCAGAGGATACAAAAATAACCTTGCGTGAATTGTGTCAATATTCAGAAACTGACACAATTGTACAATATGGTATGACAAACACAGTATGTCATATGTTTTATCGTCATAAAAATAAAAAATGTTATAGCTTTTATTTGATTCGACACGTTACAACTCCACATAACATATACGAAATTACCGAAGAGTTTATTGAATCCTTATAAATTGTATTTTTGTATTTTACCCCCACCCACCCGTTTTTTTATTTATTATCGCGCTTTGTGAGTACATATCCCCAATGTTGAAGTGTTTGTCTTATTTTTGGACTTATACTATAATCATCGTATTTCCCATTTTTTTTTGCTATTAAATTAATGAGGGCTCTTCTAAAACGACTACGTGGACCTGCTGTGCGTGTCCATCTTTTAATTTGTCGTTCATCGTCCGCACCCCGTTTTCCATTAAAAAAATCACAATACCAATGCATCCATCCGTACGGGTTTTGTTTATCTATCCAGTTCTTTTCTTCCCAGAATTCAAGCGTTGTTCCTACTTTTACGTTGTATTTATTGATAGTTACATCATAATTCTCCCATTCATTTACCAGCCAATTATCAGGGAGCCCTTTCCACCACGATTTGGGATATTTTTTATGCATATTGTTATATGATTTGTTTGTAACCGTCGAATAAATAGGACGCCAATATGTACCACCAAAGCTTCCCAATCTAAATATTTCTTCTGGACTCAAATTGGGTATAAACTCCGGATAATCATCAAATATATATATACCATTTTTATTTCGATGTACCATTTAATATATTATATGATTATATTTTCAAATATGTGCCGCTGCTTATTTTGGTTCGAATATTATGTATATTTACATTTTATTGGTTCTGTATACTGTAAATCACTTCTATATTGCAATGATTCTTGCAAAAAACACTCATTATGTGGTACACAACAAGTACCACATTATGTATAAATAAAATATTACCAATAAATGTAACAAATTATTCGTTCATACTTCGACTTCGCGGACGCTGTTTTTTTAAGCGTTTTTGTTCACTGGGGGTTATATATTTGGAAGATTGTTCGGTTGTATGTTTACATCTTATTTTATCCCTCCTCCACGGGGGGGATGCTGTAACTTTATTTTTTAAAGATGACGACAGTTTATCCATATTATAATGGTTATATTATAATATGGATAAATCTTCATATTATATTGGTTATATTATATAATGATTGCTCATTACAGTTTGGATCAGGCGGTAATAAAGTATTATACCTTACTCATTTTAAATGTTGAAAAATGTAAAAGGGTATAAACATATTTATATGTTGTTATATAGTTAAACAACTAAATAATGAACGTTCCAAGTGCCGAGCAACAAACCATTATTGATACTATAAAAAATGGACATAATGTTATTGTTGATGCCTGCGCGGGTTCTGGAAAATCCACCACTATTTTGAGCTTAGCAATGCAAATGCCTGATACTAAATTCATTCAACTTACATATAATTCATCATTGCGCTATGAAATTCGAGATAAGGTCAAACAATTGAAAATGGATAATCTATTGGTACATACATATCACAGTTTGGCGGTAGGTTATTACGATTCAAATGCATATACGGATACGGGTATGCGACGCATTGTATATCAAGATACGAGCTTAAACAGTATTAGTACTCATTTTGATGTGGTTGTAATTGACGAAGCGCAAGATATGACACTATTATATTATCGGTTTGTAAAAAAATTCCTAAGCAATAATCAAAATAAGATACAAATAATGATTCTGGGGGATTACAAGCAGGGATTATATGAGTTTAAGGGGGCGGATATACGTTTTTTGACCTTAGGTGAAGATATATGGAAAGATTTTGAACTTTTAAAATCCGATATTTTTGAAAAAAAAACACTTAAAATGTCTTATCGGGTAACGGATCAAATTTGCGATTTTGTAAATAACGTAATGTTAAGTGAAAAACGAATGTTATCATGTCGCGCGGGCCCAAAAGTTACTTATATCCGTCGTCAATCTTTTCAAATCGAAAAAATTGTTATTAATCGCATATTAAATTTAATTGCAGAAGGAGCCTCACCCGACGAGATTTTCATTTTATCGGGCTCTATAAAAGGTCAACGAGTAAAAAAATTAGAAAATGCCCTAGTTATTAACAATATTCCGTGTTATGTTCCTCTTTTTGAAACCGATAAAATGGACGAACGCGTTATAATTGGTAAAGTGGGATTGTCCACATTTCACTCAGTAAAGGGTCGTCAGCGTAAATATGTATTTGTATTGGGGTTTGACAACAATTATTTTACGTTTTATGGACGAGATATGGACACAAATATATGCCCAAATACATTATATGTTGCTGCAACACGCGCAAGTAGCCATTTATTCTTATGTGAAGCCGATGATTATCATACCGACCGACCGTGTGATTTCTTACAAAAGACGCATAATGAAATGGGAAATACGGATTATATTGATTTTCTCGGTATGCCCCGCAATCTTTTTTATGAAAAAGACCCAATTGATTCAACCAATCCCGAAGATTTACTCGTTATTCATAATATTACTCCAAGTGAATTGTTGAAATTCATACACGAAGATGTATTAGAACAAATCACACCACTGTTAGACAGTATAATGATCCAAGAAAGTGCAAAGGGAGAAATAATTGACATTCCCAGTATTGTCAAAACAAAAAGTGGGTTATATGAAGAAGTGAGTGATTTAAACGGTATTGCGATTCCGGCCATTTATTATGACGATTTAAATGCACGTATGAATATGAACGACGAATCCGTGCTGTATTCTATGATACAACAGCGCACAAATCAAATGGATAAACCAAACAAATATTTATGGGATTCTATACAAAACGTTAATGATAAAATGGAAAATGTCGAAGATTTCCTATATGCTGCAAATGTATACAAAGCCGTTGACGAAAATCTATATTCAAAATTAAAACAAATTCAGTACGAGGACTGTAATTGGTTACACGAAGAAGATGTTATAAAATGTAAAGAACGATTGGATAAATTTATGGGTAAAGAATGCGAAGAAAATGACCCACAAGTGGAATATAATATTATACACCAGAGCCAAGAAGACGAACATAATATGATTGATAATATTCTCGAACCTCATTTACCAGACAATATTCGGTTTCGGTTTACTGCTCGCGTGGATTTAATGACAAATGAAAACGTGATTGAACTCAAATGTACAACTGAACTGTCACTCGACCATATGATACAATTGGTTGTTTATGCTTGGTTATGGAAATGTACTCACAGTGAAGACCGCATTTTCAAACTTTACAATATCAAAAGTGGCGAACTTTATGTATTAAAAGACGCAATGGATATATACAATAAAATCATCATCTTACTTATTCAAAGTAAATATACGAAAACCACACATTTAAATGATGAATTATTTATACATAAGTGTTTATCAAAATAAATACAATATAATTATTTATTTTGTTATTGTTATTGTTATGCTACCAATCACAAAATGGTTTATGCGCTGGTGGAGTCCGCCGCAGGCTCAAGTGTGTTATCTAACTCACTGTCCTCACTTACAGTGGGCATCGCGGATTTGGGGTCGTTGGGAATAATAAAAAATTTCACGGCCTCCCACACTTTGGCAGACTCATCCATCGAAAACGCACCGCGGCGCTGGGCAAGGTTCAAAAACGCGACCATCGCATTAAGTGAGCTGTTTTGGTCAACAATGGAAATATCCATGGGGGAAAATTGGGGTTGTTCGGGGGTAGTAGGGCTGGTAGAATCCATTATAAACTATACTATTATTATTTTTTTATATTAAAAACACTTAATATTTACTACTATTTCTAACTCATTTTTTATTTTTTATGTTTTATTTTACACGAGGGGTCTTTTGTGCATCGCCCACCACGTATTGTGGGTTTTCCACAAATATATTTGTATGTGCAGTTCTCCATTTTTATTTTATTTTGCATCCACGCATCGTGTGCATCGTCAAAATCAATATTGACTTCATAAATCGGTTTGGTTTTTGAACGTGTAAACATATTTTATTATGTGTAAAAAAATATATGTAAGTCAGATCAATTTTGTCTATTTTTCCATTTCTTTTAATTTTTGCACATTTTCATCTACATATTTGTATAATATCTTGAAAAACATATCGTAATCCATATTACGATTTAAATCCTTATTTTTAATTGTCATTGAACACCCACCACCGTTAATCATCGATATATCAAAACGGCGAATCTTTCGGTTTAATGAGTAACGAATAATGTTCTCTACATTAAATCTATTTTCATTATTTACGTGTAAATGTATAGATAACCTTTCGGGATTAATGTTATATTTATCTATACATTCATCGATTATGTGTTTATAATTTTTAAATGTTAATTTACCACACGTGTCGGATAAACACAATTCGTCAAAACTATAATATGAGTGATTGACTATTTCTTGGATTACTACATCATTACTGATTTTCCCTTCAAACGGGCAATGGTCTACACACGATATATATAATTTTACTTTATATGGAGACGGATATTTATGATGTGTAACACATTGTATCATACTTATTATTTCTACGTTAGTATCCACTAACCCCTTATTTACATTACGAAGTTGAAAACTATTTGATACCGAAGTAATAAACGAAAAGTTCTTTATATTTGCCTTCATACCTTTTATCAAGTTTTCTTTATTGGGTACCAATACATATAGTTCGGGTATTTCGCATTGTTCGCCATCAGCTGCCAGCCTCATTTCAGTTAGGGGTTCTTTATTTTCCAAATATTGAGCACCATAATTATAAATTGTCTGCACGTCATTCATTATTGGATAACATTTGGGGGATACCAATGAACCAATTTCTATATTTTTAACCGCGCCAAAATCCACGATTTTGTGAAATAAATCTATTTTTTTGCGTGTAGGCATTGTTTCCGCAGCCATTGACTGAATACCGTCTCGCAAAGATACATCAGTTAATATTGGATTTATAAATTCATAGATTGATTTATGTGGTTCACTGTTTTTAATGCAGTTTAATAGTTGTTTTGCTCCCTTAATCATCCTTGCTTATTAAATTAAACATAAATTTTTAATTTAATTCAATTTTTCATTATTTACTTTAACGCTTATATGGCTTATATGTTACGTTTGTTACCTTACCCAACATTACCAACTGGTTAGAATCCATCACCGCAATTCGCCCCAAACCATCACACGTATCAAATTCTTCCAAATAAATTGGCTGCTGCGGCTCAAATACAATTTCAGCTGATTCTCCACGCTCCAAAAATGGCGGGTCATCCAATTTCTCATTGCCCGTTTTCTTACCTATCTTCCAGTTGATTTTGGTCATTTTACACGCGGATTTTGCCGTACGTACGTGCACACACGGAGAAAATCCCGGTTTCAACTGTCCTGGATGCTCCTGCACCGCAATCTGGCAAACGAAACTTTCAACTGGCATCAATTCCTCACGTTGGAGTGAAATAACATCACCTATCTTGGGCATATTTGTTTTATCCATTCCTTTGATATTCATACCCACGTTATCACCCGGCCCTGCATTGGGCCACGTCTTATGATGCATTTCAATACTAAATACCTTCAAATTCTGCATTCCTCTGGGTGCAATGCGTACTGTATCACCCGAATTAAGTGTTCCTTGTTCAATGCGACCGGTAATTACGTCACCCACACCTTTAATCTTATGTATCCCATTGATCGGAATACGCAATGGTCTGTCTGGAAAACGAATTGGTGGACGAGCCATTTTCTCCAATGCATCGTACAATGTTACCCCCTCCACGACTTCATCTTTTGATACATTGGCCTTCCAACCCTTATACCAAGGCATTTTATCAGTTGGGTCTATCAAATTCTCACCCGCAAACCCACTGAATGGGATAAACGGCACCTGTTTGGGTTTAAATCCTGCCTGCTGGATCATTTTGGTCATTTCCTCCTTGATCTCATTGAAACGTTGCTCTGACCAATCACACGAATCCATCTTATTTACTCCTACAATAAGCTTCTCAATCCCCAACAATCCCAACAAACGGGCGTGCTGACGTGTCTGGCCTTGCACTTCGCCTGTTGAATGATCGCCACGTGCAATCGCAGTCTCAAAACCACCCGATTCCGCTGGTACCAATAGCAACGCGACATCAGCACATCCCGCACCAGTAATCATATTTTTTACATAATCTCTATGACCAGGCGCATCTACAATAGTATAATGGTAACTATCGGTGTAAAAATCCTTGGTTGTGCAATTAATTGTCACACCACGCTCACGCTCTGTTTTGTCTTTGTCCATAAAATAAGCAAATGCAAACGAACTTTTACCCTGCTGATCTGCCTCGGCTTGCAACTTCTGCATATCACGCTCAGAAATACCTCCCAATTTGAAAATCAAATGTCCTGTGGTTGTCGACTTTCCTGCATCAACATGCCCACACACAACCAAACTAATATGTGACTTCTTATTCTCTACTTCACTCATTATATTATATATATAACTGCACTTATGTATTTATATTATTAAATAAATGTTTTTATTTATTCTATACTTTGATTTTCTTTATATTAAACACTAATATATATTGTAGTTAACTTCATGTGGAAAGTCAAAACGAATTTTCAGAAATGGACATTTATAAATGTCCGAAACTGATATATGGGATATACTTTTTTTTGGAAGAAAATGAGATTTTTCCTTATGCAGTGGAATGCTTTAAAATGAAAATCATAAAACAATGGATGTTACCACAATATTTTATTAAATATTTAAATACGCGTTATTTAGGGGTTTTTTATGTTAGGATATATTACTAATGAATCCTAATAAAAATACCCCTTCAAAAAGGGTAGAATATTTTTGTGATTTATGTGATTATAAATGCTGTACTATCTATTCTTACAATAGACATTTAATGACACTGAAACATAAAAATAAGGGAAATCCTAATGTAAATACCCATTCAAAAAGTGTTGATTTTTTTTGTGAACGTTGTGATTTTAAATGCAGTAATAAAAAGGATTATAATAGACATTTAATGACACTGAAACATAGAAAATTAGAAAAACCCCAGAAAAACGCGCAACTTGAATATAACTGCGATTGTGGAAAAAGTTACAAACATTTGTCTTCATTATGCAGTCATAAGCGCAAATGTAATGACATTCATAAACCGAATGACAATGTATGTGATAATAATAATAATATAAATTTACTTATGAATGAACTACAAAGACGAGATGAAGAACACAAGAAACAATTTGAAGAACAACAAATACAACATAAACAAGAGATTGAAAACCTATCAAAGAAAATCTCAAACATATCGTCAAATGTAACGAATAATAACACTACAACTAACAATAACAATAAGTTTAATTTAAATTTCTTTTTGAACACGCAATGTAAGGATGCAATGTCTATACAATCATTTATGGAGAACCTACAACTCGGGTGCAAGGAACTCGAGCACATGGGAGACGTCGGTTATTTGAATGGTATGATTGATATTTTCAATAATACATTAGGTAATATGGATATTTACAAACGACCCTTACATTGTACCGATTTGAAGAGGGAGGTTCTCTATTTTAAACAGGGAAATGATTGGGAAAAGGATAGTGAAGATAAACAACACTTGAAAAAGCTCATTAAAAATGTGGAATCAAAGAACTATCACAATTTACAGGAATGGCAAAATGACCATCCTGATTCCCGAGAATGTGATACACGAGAGAACCAACATTATATGAAAATAGCAACGGAGGCCCTTGGCGGAGCCGATTTTAACAAGGATTCTATTTATTTGACAAAAATAATGAAACATATATTAAAAGATGTTATTGTGAAATCATAATAGGTTTCATATTACATTTATAGGTTCTCCATAAATGTAATTTACCGTAAGAGTAGTATATTTCTTTATATTAAACACTAATATATATTGTATCCAATTTCTCGTGGAAAGTCAAAACGAATTTTCAGAAATGGACATTTATAAATGTCCAATTTGGAAATATGGGATATACTTTTTTTGGAAGAAAATGAGATTTTTCCTTATGCAGTGAAATGCTTTAAAATGAAAATGAAAAAATATACAACCATACCGTAATCTTTTTTTATGAGTTCAAATCACTCGTTTTTTTTGTCAGTCTATTTTAGGGAAAATGACTGACAAAAAAACGAGAAAAAACGAGTGGAATTATTTGTGTGAAATTTGTGATTATAAATGCAGTTATAATAGTGATTATACCAGACACTTAACCACTCGAAAACATAAAATACTGACAAATACTGACAAGAAAAACGAGACTGCATATATGTGTTTATGTGGTAAAATGTATAAACATCGACAGAGCTATCACAGTCATAAAAAGAAATGTAAACATACAGAAGACGAAATTTGTGACGAGGATTCCACGCAAATGAACAATACTCAAACCAGTAATGATATATGTGCATTATTAATTGAACAGCAAAAAGAGCATAAGAAGGAAATCGATAAACTAACAAAGCATATATCACAAATATCGATTGTTACAAATAACACACACAACACGACAACCAATAACAATAAATTCAATTTAAATTTCTTTTTGAATACTCAATGTAAGGATGCAATGTCAATTCAATCTTTTATGGAGAACCTACAATTAGGAGGT